TCAACGCCAGAGCAAGTCCAGTGTGCGGTAGTTACAAAGCCGTCAGATGTACGGCGCTCAAGTTGTGCAATATTCCATGTAGTCATTTTAGTTTCCTTGGTTTTGACGTTCAGCGGCAGCAGCAGCAGCTTGTGCCTCCTCGTAAGCGGCGATGACTTCAGGTGTCCAAGCGGCTGCTGCAATAGCGGCTACCCGTGGGTCTTCGTGGGTCATGTCGCAGTCTGGGGCGCAGACATGGCGATGGTAAGTGGTGCTGATAACAACACCATCTTTGAGCACCCTGTTACTGGTGCGGATTTCGATGTGGCCTGTGTCACGAGCGTTGATGGTGTCGATTACTGATTCTTCTGTGTACATTTTGATTTCCTTTTTAATGAAGTCTGACTATTTTAGTTATCCAAAGTAGTTAATTAAGCCGCCTCGTAAGTCAGGGTGATATACATATCTTGGTCAGTATCAGTGTGTGTCACAGATACCGCTGTATAAGCATTGTCGTTCAGCAATATTCTTATTGCAGTTGTGTTTTCCAAAAGCTGCCCAGTTACAGACATCGCTACTGGCAATCCTGTAAAGCCAAACGATAGAATAGTAGGTGTGGCTCTTGCTGCCAAGAAGTTAGCGCATGCAAATGGGAGTCCAGTGATGGTTAGATTACCCGTTGATGTAGCCTCACTCCAACTTAGAATAATGTTAATAGACACCAGTCTCCCTATCTTTACATATCGGCCTAACTGAAACACATGAGTCGCAGCGTTTGTCCCTGAGTATGTTGCTGCGGGTGTAAAAGTCCCCTCCTCATAGTCATCCAGCGTATTAGCATTAGCACTAGCAACCTGAGTGGCGGGGAAGGTGATACCTTTGTTGGCTGAGATTATCTCTGTAGCCGAGATAGCTCCGGTTACTGCTAGGCCGTTTGTATCAACAACAGCCTTATTTGCATTTGTGTTGTTTGAGAATGTGTGAATGCCTGTGTTGGTTACGGAGTAAGGGAAATAATAACCGCCATGAAACAGTCGAAGTTTGAACGCTGTTGCGCCAGAGTCCCCAGACAGCGATATGACGCTTGCAGCTTCCGCATTTAATCCCGCTCCAGTTGTGATGTTCGTAATGCCGTTGTTGGCTGATATTGAGCCTGTTACAGAAAAACCACTTCCATTAAACGTCAGCGCCGACCCAGAGGTGAGAACTTTAGAGCCGTTGAGGTAGGTGACTCCGTTGGCTGTGCCGCCTGATAGGGTGGTTGCACCTGATGCCGACAGCGTAGTAAATGCACCTGTGGAAGGTGTTGTAGCGCCTATGGTTGTACCGTTAATCACACCTCCAGTAATAGCAACTTCAGCACCAGACTGACCAGCAAAGTTACCAAACACTTCAATCTCAACTAGATCGTTAACGATAGCACCAGTTGATAACGTCACTGAGTTACCAGCAGCGGACACTGTGTAGTCGGTGTCACGAATCAAACGAACACCATTCAAGAATACATTCACCAAACCAACAGAGTCAACAACCAATGTATTAGTATTGTCATCAGCGCCAGAGAACAATGTCTGTGAAGCAGTAGCTGTGTAGACAAAGTCTGACTTGATGCCTTCGATTGAAGAAGAAGCATTAGTCCACTCAGATCCGTTGTACACCTTCATTACGCTGTTGGTGCTGTCGAAGTAGAGGGAACCAGTGAGCAAAGCATTACCGTCATTGTCCAGCGTGGGGTCAGAAGCTTTAGAGCCTAAGTAACGGTCATCAAAACTGTCATAGCTGGCAGCAGCCTTAGCTGCATAGTGCAGAGCAGAGAAGCCAGTGGTTGAATCAGATAATGTGTATTGACTATCTTCAGCATTGATTGCAAGCTTTTCAGCATCAGCAGCTGATGTAGCAGCAGATGCTGTGCTACCATACAATGTATCTATATATGATTTCGTTGTTAAGTCTTGAGCTGACGTAGGGTTGCCAGCATTAGTGACTTTAGAACCACCCATGTTGATTGCACCAGTCATAGTGCCGCCAGCTAAAGGAAGCTTAGTTGCAATAGAGTTGGTTACAGTGGTGGAGAAGTTGGCATCATCACCAAGAGCAGCTGCAAGCTCATTCAGCGTATCCAAAGCAGCAGGTGCAGCATCAATGACAGCAGCCACTGTACTGTCTACATAACCCTTGGTTGCAGCATCACCGCTGTTAACAGGAGTTGATAGGTTGGTAATAGTGGCAGCAGAAGCTGCATCCATATTCAAGCCACCGCTAATAGTTACATCATTGAATGTAGATGTACCTGTAGATGCTGTGACGTTTCCTGTCAAGTTGCCTGTAACGTTACCTGTTACATTACCTGTAACAGCGCCAGTAACAGCGCCAGTAACAGCGCCAGTGACATTACCAACAAAGCCAGTGTTAGCAGTGATGGTTGTACCTGTAACAGCAGCTGGGTTTGAACCACCAATAACTACGTTGTTGATTGTACCGCCACCAATAGCAGCAGTTGTTACAGCACCTAAGTTAGAAACTGTAGCACCAGCAAAGTTTATAGTGGTTGTAGCAGCAAGGTTAGTAAAGTTACCAGCAGATTTAGTTGATACACCAATGGCTGTAGCATCAATAGCTCCACCATTAATATCAACATTAGAGAAAGTAGAGGTGCCTGTAGACGTGATGTTACCAGTAACATTACCTGTGACATTACCAGCTAAGTTACCAGTCACGTTTCCAGTGACAGCACCAGTAACATCACCTGTGACATTACCTGTTAAATTACCTGCTACATTACCTGTAATACCTCCAGTTAAGTCACCTGTAACATTACCTGTAAGGTTTCCTGTAACATTACCAGTAACGTTTCCGGTTACATTACCTGTAACAGCGCCAGTGACATTACCAGTTACATTGCCAACAAAACCAGTGGTGGCTGTAATCGTTGTACCTGTAACAGCAGCGGCTGTAGTGGCACCAATAACAACACCGTCAGCAGTACCACCATTAATGTCAGCAGTGTCAGCAACAAGGCTGTCAATGTTAGCTGTACCATCAATGTACAAATCTTTGAATTCTAAAGAAGAAGAACCCAAATCAATATCGTTATCTGTTACAGGAACAATGGCACCGTCAATAACACGAAGTTGTTCAACACCAACACCACCAACATTAACAAATATGCTGATGCGGTTGTTCGCAGCATCGACAACTACCTTATTACGATTGTTAGGATCAGAGATGACAGGAACATAAGCTCCCTCGGTTGATGAACCATCATGCTTATGACCACTCGCTAATGCAAATGCATCACGCACAGCATTAAACTCTGTGTTGAGCGGTGTAGCTCTAACAACAGCGGTTGGTACAATGTCAGCAGAAGATTGTCTTACGTATCCAGCCATGTTTTAATTTACCTTCTATCATTCACAGAGTAGTTTAACACAATGCCTTGCACTGTATGACTAGCACTGGTATCATTTGTAACAAATCTAAAGGCTATTGAAAAGCCAGAACCTGAGATGTTAACTTTTGTAACGGGGGATGGATTACCATCGTAAATAGCAGCAGCATCAAACACTGCTTCGTTATAATATGCAGCAGAACCTTCTGTTGTAATATTATAGCTTGGTGGGTTGAATACGTTTTGACTATCATCAAAGTCGTAAGAAACTCCAAGCACTAAGTTAGCTGCTCCCTCTGTACGTAGGAAGGAAGAAATGTTGTAGAAGTTCTTCCTAACTGTGGGATCACCAAAGAAGTAATAAGGAGACTGATACACACTAAGTATGTCAGAGCCATTAAAAGAATTACCTTTTTCTAATTTATAAACTTTACCAGTTGCATCACCATGAATAGATATCTCATCAATACCTACATATCCACTAGCAGCACACGTTGCTGGTAAGTCGTAAATCTGAGAATACTCAAACTTAAAACCTTCTTGTGTCTGTCTTAATCCACCCAGTAATCCGAAAGAACCTTCAACAGGGATAAACAATCTAAACTGTGATTTCTTACGAATGACAATACTACTTAGCGTTTCAGGGTCAATGTTTCCAGCAACAATGTCTGTAATGATAGCACTGATTGTAAACTGGATTTGCTTTGAGATTGTTTCCAACTCAACGTCACCGAGCTTTGACGTACCAGCGATAGGTCTAAAACCATCTGGTCCTAGAAATATAAGATTACCACCTAGTTCTACCACACTATCGGGAACAATGCAACCTAAATTTGTAGTAACTTCACTGACAACGAAGTCAGCAATTGAGTTGCCTGTTAGGCTTTTGATTGAATTCTTACCAAAGATATACAATATGTCTCTAAAAGACTTAATCTGTACAACTTCAAAACCTACGTTTATGACACCAGCACCTGTTGCAGGATTAAAGTTTGTCTCATCAACAGGGGATGAGAAGTATAAGTTAAACGGCTCAGATGCATCACCAGCTAAGAACAAATGGTTCTTAAAGGCAGAAGCATACTTAGGAGCATCTGGTGCATTGGTTGCTGTAATCTGTGTATAAGTTGTTCCGTTGTAAACAGCAGCAGGGTTGACACCATCAACTAATACAACGCGCTCTTCGAACCAATTGTATTTGACAAACCTTACTTTCTTAATACCATCAGTGTCAATACTGGTTGGTGTTGTCACTGCAATCCACGCAGACGTAGATACATTCCAGTAATAGAAGTAGTTGTCGTCTTCATTCTTAGCTCTGCAAGCTAGAATACCATTATTGATACCAGAGGAAACTTCAACACCAAGCACCTTACCCAACCCCGGAACAGTGCCGTAGTCGTTGGTATAGCCATTGATCTTTCTGTAACCGCCTGTGATAGAAGGTTCATAGTTGATAAGCTGTGTAGCTGAACCGGGTTCGTTAACGCTCTGAGAAAGAACATCCCTGTTGGTATTCATCCCACCTAAACAATTAACAATAAACCCTTCAATGCGGTCTGCCATCTTATATAACTCTGATATTCAAAGTTGATGAAGAATTTGTTAAGGCTGTGGATACGACACTCAATGGCTCATCCATCAATAGTCTTCTCATCTTCTTAATACCTTCTTCAAATGTAGCTTTGTGCATGCTTGCACTCTGCTCATTAGAGCGGTACAACATCATGTACACCATAGCACCATCAATGATGACACTAGAGAATCTATCTGGAATAATACTGACATCATCGAAAGCTACTAAGTCAGATGGAAAACTCCAGTACTTGTATTCGATTTCGTATTCTTCATTAGGAATGGGTGTAACGCCAAACTTAAACTCTTGAGTTTGGAACACAGTAGATGGGGATGAGTAGCCACCAACACCAGCGTTGTCATCTCTGGCACGATGTGCCATGAGATAGTTAGAGTAGCTGATCGAAGAAAGTCTAAGAGCAGATACGCTATTATTAAAGTTCTTTAAATAAAAACTATCCCAGTCCACGCTTGATGCTGTAGAGGGAAGAGCATATGTATTAACACCAACAGTAAGTGTTTGTATATTAGTAACTAAAGCAAAAGGCCATTCTTGTGCTGAATGCAGCAAGTCTCTAATTGAAGAGTTGATTGCATTCTTTGCTAGTTCTTGCACGTTACGAGTGTTACCAAAGTCTGATGAGTCGATAGCAACTTCACCCATTCGTCTGAGTAATTCATTAGTAAGTGTAAGATATGTTGACATATTTATAAGCAAAGATAGGGAAGAGCACTGAAGCCCTTCCCTAATTAAACTAGCTATTAAGCCAGTTGATCGCGGTCTACTTCAGCTGCAGCTGTAGCACCAACATCGGATACGTCCATGAGGATTGCCCACACACGAATCTTACCAGAGGTTGATACAGTTGAACCAGCTTGAATCAACACGTCAATAGTATCAGCAGCGCCGACAATGACAGGTTGGAAAGCAGCAGCGTTCTGAGCGTAAACAGCAGCGGCAGCACCATCGAAGGTAAAGCCATCTACAAACACGTCAGCGTCTACACCAGTTACGCCAAGATCCAAAGTAGTACCAGTACCGCCAGCAGCGACTTCTACAACTTGAATACCAGCGTTAACCACCATAGCACCGGCAGGTACACTAATAGTTTCGATTACGTCAGAAGAAGCCAAGGTAGAACCTTTAGCAGTTGCAGCAGCAGCAAAGTCTACTTCTTGTTGAACAAGATAAGCTTTACGGCTAGGATTGCCCACACCACCAACGGCGCGAGCTAGAGAGGTTACGGTTGCCATTTTAATTTTCCTTTAAATGTTGAAGGGGCCAGATTGCTCCAGCCCCTCGATGCTTGATTAAGCAGCGTTGTACTTCGCAGTAACGATGGCTTCTGGTCTCAAGATCTTACGACCGTAGAGGTGCATGCCACGAACGATGTCAGCAAAGCTGTCAGGGTCACGGTAGGCTTCGGTCTTGGTGATCTGCTCGGCAGTTGCAACAGCAGAAGAATGACCAGCAACGATAACGCCGTAGTCAGTGTTCTGGTTAGCAGTACCAGTAGTACCAGCACCTGTACCAACCTGTGGAAGGTTGTTAGACACGTACACTTTGAAGCCGTGCAGGTTGTTAATAGCCAAGCCATTTTGCAAACCTGAACCACCAAAGTCGGCGTTCAACAAGCGGCTGTCTTCGTCTTTCAGGAGTTCCATAAAGACTGGGTCAACCACCATCCAACGACCATTGGTGTCAACAAACTGCTGATCCAACAAACGAGCCATACGAGCAACAACCATCAAAGGTGATGCAACGGCTGTAGGTAGAGCAGTAGCGCCGGGTAAACGAGCAGCCAAAGGAATGGCGTGATTACCAGCAGAAACAGTGGTGATGTTACCGAAAGAACCTTTAGTCAGCTTCATGCTAGACAACAGCTCATCATTACCAGCAGTGGCAACAGCCTTAGTGCCAGCAGCAGAAGTACGAGCGGTGGAAGCAACAGCGCCTTTAGCGGTCTGCTCGAAACCAGTCAAGTAACCCAAGATGTCTTGGTCAAAGTTGTCGCGCAAGCGGTAACCAGCACGGTCAGTTGACAGAGACATGAAGTTTACATGGCTGTGAGCTGATTCAATGTCATCCACTTTGAATGCAAAGTAGTTACCTTGATCAACAACCAGAGTGAAGTCTTGGTCATCCAAGTCCTGAGCAGTGATTTGTGTGCCACGGTTGTAGGCTTTCACTGTAATTTCAGGTTCTTTGATGATCTTAACTGAGTCACCGAAGTTAGCGATTTCACCAAAGTAATCATTATTAGTGATTGCTTCAACGATAGACGATTTACGGAATGCAAGCTGAACTTGCTTGCTGTAGATTACGGGGGAAAAGTTACCGTTAGGTAGGTTGCCGTAACCAGCTGCGGAAGGAAATGCCATGAGATATTCTCCTAAGTATGGACATTAAAATCACACTTGCTACAACAACAGGGCCATGCTTATTAGGTGGATAATCTGGAAGGTTCTAGAGTCTTCTAGATTATCGGCTAATACTCTTAGGGTATTCTGTTAATATGCTTAGTGATATACAAAGCGTTTATTAGACGCAAACAATTTAATAATCTGTCAGGTGTGTCTCCGGAAGACGGCTGATAAAGTATTAGGAGGCACAACTACTGCTATACCCCCTATAGTTATACAATACTTTTATAAGTTTGTCAACTGTTTAACGAGCCGCACCACTCATATCGTATACAAATTTATTAGATTTCATAGCTAGATTGATAACTTCTGCGTTCTTTTCGTATTCATCAGAAGACATCTTATCAACTTGACTCTCATAAATTAAACCCTCAGTTCCTTCACCATTGGGTTGTGTACGCTGACGGCGGTTACCAATTGCTGTTGCTGCCTCTTTATCTGCACCAGCCTTCTTAGTTTTAATACCTTTGTCTGACTTGTACAAATCAATTGCACGAGCAGCAGATTTGGCATCATTATCATTTTCATACAAAGCGTCTTGAATGTACTTAGGCTGATCAGCAACCCAGTCGTGAAACTCATCCTCATCTCTGATATCGTTAAAGTCTGGATGAAGCTCCATCAATTGAGCCTCAGCCTTTTCTTTAGCAGACTTCTTTTCAAGTTCATCTAGCTTTTTGAAACGATCTTCAATACCTGTCGTTTGTTCTTTAGCTTGCTGAATTGCAATTGTCTTTACTAAGGCGTATACGTCAGGGTATTCTCTAGCCCATTTCTGAAGTTCTTCTTCAGTCTTAGGTAGCTTCATTTCCTTCTTGGTTGTTTTACTTAGCTGCTCTTTAACTTCATCTAGCTGCTTTTGCATATCTTCTTGCATCTTCTGAGAATGACGGCGCAAGTCACCGTAGCGTTTCTTAAATGTCTTCTCTTCACCACCAATAGCTTCACCATCATCAGGATCTTCTATTTCTTTATTGGGGTTTTTCAACGCTTCAATTTCATCTTCTGTTTGTTTAATTCGATCTTCGGACGCATTGCGCCGACCAAATGATGATGCTGCTGGTGCAGGACTGATTACGGATTCACTCATGATAATACCTTTAAGTATGGGGCTAACAGTAGCCAACAATATGTTGGGAGATTAGGTAGCCAAGATGGTGGGAAATTATTAAGTACCAACCAGCCCACCACTGGTTATGGTATTCTAATTATATATTACTTCTTAGAAACGGCTAAGCCTTTTCCTTTAGTTGGTTTCTTTGGTTT